TGAGCAGCTCTTCCTCCGTTTTAACTCTATCTGGGGGAAAAAGTGGTCAGAGCATATCCCGCCGGGGGAGATTGCTATCCAAGCCGTAAAGGAATGGTCAGAAGGTTTGGCTGGCATTCAAGGTCATGACATTAAGCAGGCGCTGGATCATTGCAGAATAAATCTTGAATGGCCGCCTAGCATTGCTGAGTTCAGAAACCTATGTTTGAAAAACTCAGGCGTACCCAGTGCTGCACAGGTCATGCGTAGAGCAATTGATGGTAACTTTGAGCATCCACTAACCAGAATGGTATATGACAAAGTGGGTAGCTGGGCATTTAAGAACGATTCAGAGAAATTACTTTTTACAAAAATAAACGAAGTGTATAAAACTTGTTTAAGTGAATATTCATCTGATACGAAGTTTGCTCATGCTAGACACAATTTGCTTCAAGGTACTAAATCATTACCCAATGGTGATGCCAAGATACTTGAAGGCGCAGCACTCAGATTGCCTAATGATGATAAAAAACTGATTGGAAATTATTACCTTGATAAAATTAGGAACAATCTTGGTAAGCCATCCGAGCATTTGACTGAGGAAGAGCGCCAAAACGTACGTGACATTATTGCTAAGGCTGGCGTAGTGGATGACCCGCTGCAGGGTAAGACAGTCCAAGAGTGGTACGACGAAGTGACCAAGGATCGAGAGCGTATTGCTCAGGAGATGATTAGAGGGCATCAGTTAGCAGCAAAAAAAGTTGAAGAGGGTCAGCCCGTGCGCTCGGGTTCTGGTAAGCCACAGAATGTGAGTGAATATTACAACAAACATTGATGTTGAGTTTTTCCGGAAGAACTCAGCCTCGAGTTTTTCCGCTTTTTTAATCAGGGAGGTTCTACGTGAAACAAAGAAAGTTTAAAAAGTGTGCAAGTTTGGCAGATAGGGCAGCAAGCATGGAGTTACTGAAGCAGTTATACGGAACGGAGGCCAAGGATGGTCAGCAGACGGATAATAGTACCAACAGAGAAACAGGAGCATCTAGCGTTTCTGGATTGGGTAGCGTATCAACCCCTAATAAGGGAGCTAATTGTTCATAATGCTAATGAGTACGATGGTGGCGTCATAGGAGGGGCAAAAAGGAAGCGTATGGGCATTAAAAAGGGTCTGCCAGACTTCACTCTATACCTGCCAACAAAACTTCACCACGGGCTTTTAATTGAGTTAAAGCGTATTAAGGGTTATAAAATCTCTCCTGAGCAACTTTGGTGGAATAAAACACTAAATTCGCTTGGCTATTCTGCACATTTTTGCTACGGTTCGGCCTCAGCTATTTTGGTTACGGAAAATTATCTTAAAAATTTAGGCTAGGAAGCAATTATGTTAGTTAGCAAATGTCACAAGGAACGCGTTTATGTGGAACATACGGAAGGGTGTTCATTTTATGTATGCGAGAAATGTTCTCAACCCTGTGATACGATGATGTCATTGGAGTTCCCCCCTGCAATGGAGTGTAATGATGCCGATGTTCAGCCAAGAGTCTTTCTCTAAGCTATCAACTTGCCATATTGATTTACAAACCCTGTTTTTTGAAGTAGTCAGGTATTACGATTGCAAAGTGATAGAAGGTTTTCGCAATGAAATGGAACAGCAAATTGACTTCGATATTGGTGCCACGAAACTTCAATGGCCTAATGGGAAGCATAACGCTCAACCTAGCCTAGCAGTCGATGTGGCACCATTTCCTATTAACTTTTCACCGAATCATACTAACATGGCGAGATTTTATCTCTTCGCAGGGTATGTGATGGGTATCGCTGAACAGCTAAAAGTACAGGGTAAAATGACTCACTCAATTCGCTGGGGTGGTGACTGGGATAGTGATAAAGACTTAAGTGATCAAAAATTTAATGATCTTGTTCACTTCGAGCTTCTTTAGTTGTACACTTCAAATTATTGTAGACTCAGGAGTTTAAACCATGGATTGGTTAAAGCAAGTAATTCAAAAATATCCCGTTCATTCTCTTATTTTTCCTACGTTACTAGGATTTGTTACGTTCCTAGCTAATCTAATTTCAGCTCTCAGTGATGGAGTTATTGATGGAAATGAATTTCATCAGCTCATGTCATCGTCATCAGGCATTGAAACAGTTTTATTGTTAGTGGTCATGGTGGCTTTGAAGAAGAAAAAATAATTTACTTTGCTAAGGATTGGCAAACAATGTCAGAAAAAAGAACGAAGTTAGATAAACGACCTACTAGACAGCCCGTCAAGATTTCTCAAGATCGCATTGATGCTATTCTCAAAGACATTTCAGAAGGTTCAACTCGGTTTCATGCCTCAGAAGCAAACAGTATTGCTTACAGCTCATTTTACTATTGGGTGAAGCAAGGTCAGCTCGATGTGAAGTATGGATTAGACACGCTCTATGCGTATCTTGTGAAGGGCTTGCGAAAAATTGAACAGGCTGAGATCAAAGAATGTCGTAAATCAATCAAAATGCAGAAAAAAGGACACAAGGGAAAGGAATGGACTTTAGAGAAAGTCTATTGGCAGCACTTTGGTGGAAATGCGCCAGTGATGGCATTGGCGGATGAAATGGAACTTGAAAAGGGAGATGGAGATGAAGAAGGCTATGAAAAAGGAAGTAAAAAAGGTAAAAAAAGTAGCGAAGAAAGTGAAGAAGGAAGAGAAGAAAGTTAATAAACCTATGTCTTATTAATTAAAGGAATTAATTATGAGCGCCACATACACATCACCAAAACCTGATGGCTACCTTGCAACACGCAACGAAGTTTATCAAGACAGACGTAAGAAATTACAAACCCGTGACATGGCAGAGACTGCAAAGTTAGGCAACTTGCCAGCTCAAACTCGTGAGAACTACGGTAAGAAAACTTACAAGTAAGGATACATTATGCCATTAGTCAAAGGAAAGGCTGCCAAGTCTCCTAAAGGGTTTGGTAAGAATGTTAAACGTGAAATGGAATCAGGTAAGCCACAAAAACAAGCTGTAGCTATCGCCTATTCCGTCGCACGTAAGGCCAAGAAGAAAGGGAAGAAATAACATGGCTGAGAAAAAATGGATTCAAAATGCTATCAAACACCCAGGTGCTTTGCGTAAAACTTTGCATGTAAAAAAAGGTGAGAAGATTCCAGAGAGTAAGCTTGAAAAGGCGACACATTCAAAAAATCCTACTACCGTGAAGCGAGCTAACATGGCTAAAACTTTACGAGGACTTAGGAAATAATGCGATGTACAACCTGCAATTATCCTGACTCACATGTGGTCGATACGAAGAAGGATAATAAAAATCCTGACATGATTTATCGCCGCCGTGAATGTATTAAGTGTGGTTCACGGTTTAATACGCAGGAGAATTTCAAGGAAGATATTAAGCGTTCAACTTATAAAACTACCATGCCAAATAGGGTTCTACCTAAATGATTCATAGTATTTCAACGCTTAAAAAAGAGTGGGATGAGTTTAAAAGGCTTCGCAATGCAGAGACTTATCCAAATATTAAGATTGAACAATCAAGGACAGCAATATATGCAGGCAATGAAGTTAAAATCTATATACCGACGCCAACGGGTTTCGATGCTCATCTCGATAATAGCTTTGTGCGTTGCATTATGGGCCCTTATGGTAGCGGAAAGTCTACCTGGGCAATTAATGAAATGGTTAGACGGGCATGTGATATGCCAAAGTGGAGTTATGGAGGGCGTCGTAGGTCTCGATGGGCAGTAGTTAGAAATACCACTGGCGAGCTTGTATCAACGACGTTACAAACATGGTTGGGATGGTTTGATAGTTTAGGCGATATCTACAAGCGTCAGAAACCCATTCTAACCTATGAACATACATTCAATGATGGTCATGGCATCGTGGAGCTTGAGATTTTATTCATGCCACTTGATAAGCCAGAGCAAGTTAGAAAGATCAAATCACTTGAATTGACTGGCGCCTATATCAATGAAATGTGTGAGGTTCCAAAGGCAGTATTGGAGCATATGACTGGTCGTGTAGGTCGCTATCCTAGCCGGGAACAATGCCCTGAACCTTATTGGCATGGCATCATTGGAGATACAAACGCTCCTGATTCAGATCACTGGATTCCTAAAGACTTTGAGACAAAGCGAATTTCAGGCTACCGATTATTCAAACAACCTCCTGCATTACTGAAAGATTCTCACGGTGATTGGATAGTCAATCAAGATGCCGATAATGTTAAAAACCTTCCTAGTGATGACTACTACCTTAAACTTGCAGGTGGTAAATCTCAGGAGTTCATTAAAGTATTTTGCTTAGGCCAGTACGGAACAGTAGGCACAGGTAAGCTAGTTTACCCTGAGTTCAATCCTGATTTACACGCAGTGGAACACCTAGAAGCCATTCAAGGCGAACCATTATACATTGGCTGGGATTTTGGATTAACGCCTGCATGTGTTGTCTGTCAGCTATCTGCAAGGGGTCAATTGCGAGTTCTCAAGGAATATGTAGCAGAGGATATGGGGATTAGAACCTTTGCTGAAGCAGTAGTAATCCCGGGTCTAAAAAGGGATTTCCCTTACTGCAAGGTGGGTAAATCTGTGGGTGATCCTGCAGGTATGGCACGTAGTGATATTATGGAAGAAATGAGTTGTATTGGTGAACTGTGTTCGTTAGGTATCGAAACAGTAGCCGCTCAAACCAATGATATTGATCCACGCTTAGGTTCTGTTAGGTTCTTCCTAAACCGTATGGTAGATGGAAAGCCATGCTTCGTATTAGACAAAACTCAATGCCCAATGTTATTCAAAGGCTTCGTTAAAGATTACGTTTATAATCGTATCGCTGTGGTAGGTGAGGAACGTTATAAGGATAAGCCAAACAAAAATATGGCATCACACTCAATGGATGCTTTAGGTTACGACTGCTTAGAACTGGCTTCAGATCGCGTGGCAAAAGAGAAGATGGGAGATCATAAACCTGTTGATATGTGGAACCCTGTGATGAGGACTATGTAATGCTTGACTGTTTAAATTGTGGAAAAGAAGTAGGAAATAGAAATGAAAGATGGTTCGTTAATCCGGGTTCTATTATTGTTCCTTCTCAATATTATTTATGTGATGAACATAAAAATGTTAGGTACGAGTTTGATGATATTTATAATAATGATGGAACAAGAAAGAAAGATATTGACCATAAGAAAATTAGGGAGAGAAGTTAAATGAACGATGATATGTACTACGATTTTCCAAAGAATAATTGTAATCATGAAAAATACACTGAAAGTAAATGTGAATGGGAAACAGACAAAAAGAAAAAATATAATACGATAAGAGAGTGCAGTGAATGTCATGAATTAGCGGAGACTAAAGTTGTCATAGTTTAAGGAATTTATTCATGGATGAATGCGCATATTGTGAAATGGAAGTAAAAGGCAGAAAAACATGGGATGATCAGTTAGATGACTTTGTTTGTTCTGATTGCACAAAGGAGTTAAAAAAGCAACGTACAAGGAATTACACTAAAAGGAAGAAAAAGGATGTACCTACAACCAAATAAGGATGGCGTTGTTTATAGCTACTATGGAATATGGGATGTTAAAAAGAAACCTAAAACTGGAGTACATGTTTATATGCTAGATGAACATATTAAAAGGACGGTTGAGATAGAAAGAGAGAATTTAAATAGGGAAATAGCTAAGACGATTGATAACTTTAAAAAAGAAGTAGCTAAGATATTGAAGAAAAACTCAGAAGAAATAAAATCTATTCACTTATCTATTAATGAACTAACTCAATTTATAGGAAAAGTAATGGAAGCTAATGAACTAAAGCAACCTGAGATTGAAAAGAAGGTTAAACCTAAGTATGTGAAGAATAAGAAGGGTGAGCATTCTAAAAAGAAGCGAGAACCAGAGGATGATGGTTACTTATGATAAACATATTTAAACTCATTAAATGTTTGAGAAAAGGTCATAGCTACGTGATAATGTTCACCGAGCAATGGGAAACAAAGAGCGCAGTATTTCTTGCGTCACATAAACAATGTATTAGATGTAGCCATAAAAAAATGAGAATGGTTACATGTGATTTTAAACGGGATTAGATAAATGAAAGAACAAAAATTATGTAGTTCATGTGGTCAGCAAGAGCCTTGTGGTTGTGTTGTTTCAACATTAAATGCAGTGGTGAATGAAGTTATTGATTTAACATTTGAACTAAAAGCTCAGTGGAAAAGAACCTATGAATTTCATGAGTCTATTGGTAAACGTATGTTGACCCTAGAGGGAGCATACAAAGCCGATGCAGAAGTAGCTAGAGATATTATCTTTGAAGGCGCGAGACGTAGTGAGGAAATAAGACAAATTAAATCAGAAAACGATACGCATTGTGGTGCTATAAGCGCACTAGAGTCAAAAGTTAAAAAGATTGAGGATAAGTTTAAAGATATACATGACTGGGAAAGAGTGATGAGTGAAGGTGTATCATCATTAGTTGTAAGATTAGATAAACTCGAAGGACATTATTATAGTGACGGTGATTTGAGTGCTATTCATGGTCAATTAGATAATATACATAAAAATGATAAATTTACTGACAATGAAATAAATAATTTATTAATCAGAATAAAAACTATCGAAGATTTTATAGGTCAAAATTATAATGCTAACCTTGGAAATATCAGAGAAAGAATTTTAGAGGTTCAAGGTGTCTGCATTCACAATAATGGTGTTCTTTGTGAAGATATAACTGCTTTTGAAAAAAGATTAGGCGAAGCTGAGGAATGTATTAAACGCATTACAGAAGATGATATGAAAGCGGGTAGAAAACCATATAAATGCCCAGTCTGTGACTCAGAAGGTTATGTCAAAGGCATTTCGAATAATATTGCTTGGGGTCATAGATGCTATACCTGCGAAGGAAAAGGAATTGTATGGGGATAGGGATAGGAATAGGAATAGTATTTAATGTTCCATTTTGGATAGCCGTGATACTATTTGTATTGCTTGTAACATTGGAAGTTATTTAAACTCAAGGGAGATTTACCATGTCAGTTAATCAATTCACAATCAATTACGCTGGTCAAAACAATATCACACCCCGTTTAGGCCATTTAAACGCACCAAACAATACATTAGCTGAAGTTACCGCTGCTGGTTATTTAGATACCTACATTAAATCGCAAGGTTTCAGTATATTAAGCACAGATATTATACAAGTATCTGCATCAGACGGTAATCAGTTCTACAAACCAGTATTTACGGCAGGATCATGCCGATTGACCGCTTTACCATAAACCAACCAAAAGGAGAGTCGAAAATGTTGTTTGCACAAGCACTAGAAGCATTAAAGGATAGAAAAATGGTAGCTCGTAAGAGCTGGGTTGAGCAAGATGGGTATTTAGTTTTCCTGTCTGGCATGAACCATGTCTGGAAAATCATAACCAGCCCTGCTCCGAATGCTGGAAACCATATTTTCTCAGTGAATGAATTAGCTGCTGATGATTGGGAAATTGTTGAAGGCTCTAATAAAGCAGAACAAGCGCCACTGCATGAAGTAGCATAGTAGAAAAGTAATGGCGACTTTGACACAGAAGTGTTGAAGTCGCCATTTAAATGCTGATTTAACCCAAGGAAGGGGAAGATGTATGGAAATGATTTCCACTGATATGCCCGTTGACGATTTAAATGAACGTGAAGAGCAAAGAACCTCAAGCCTAGCAGAAGCTGGCATTGATGAGGGCGACGTTCTACAGAAAGCACGTGATAACATGATGCTTTGGGATGGGTACTTTGGTGAAAACATAGTACGTGGCAAGGATGATATGAACTTTGTATTGCGTGACCAGTGGTCAGCAGTAGAAAGATCAGAGTTTAGCCGCCTCTTCAAACCCGCAATGACATTCAATAAGCTTTACGATGCCACTAAGAAAATAGCTGGTGAGCAACGGAAGAACAAGCCAGACCTAATAGTAAGATCACTAACAGGTAAAGCAACCCAAGAGCAAATAAACCTGCGAGCCGATTTAGTACGTACAATATCGTATCAATCGCAGAACGATTTAGTTTACCAAACAGCATTTAAGTCAGCCCTCATGATGGGTTTTGGTGCATTTGAAATTGTACTCGATTATGAGAACTCTTTCAGCTTTGATCAAGTCATTCGTTTTGAAATTATACCTGATGCAACCCGCACCTCGTTTGATCCAACAGCAATGAAGCCCCACAAAGGGGATGGTAATTTCTGTGCTAGACAGTTTGTCTATACTAAGGAGGAATTTTATGCCACCTATCCCCATATTTCTAATCCTACTTCTTATACTGATCCTCGTACTCTCTTAGACCTGCAGTGGGAAACCAGAGATACCATTGTTGTGTGTAAATATACTCAGAAAGAATGGTTTCCACTCAAGATTTATAAGCTATCAAACGGCATGGTGGTGACTGAGGATGAATGGGATGACATGCAAAAACAGATCCAAATGGTTAAAAATCTTGCTAAGGAAGCAGTAGTTGTTCGAGACATGATCTTGAAAGAGATTCCAACTATTAAGGCTGAACGTAACACACAAGATTATCTAGTCAGACAGTACAAAATGACTCAGAACCAGATTATTGAATGGTGTGATTGGCCTTCTAAGTTTCTGCCCATTGTGTTTGTAGATGGTGATTCACAGTTTATCCAAGGCCAGCAATACACACGCTCATTCATTCATGAAGCCCGTGATGCGCAGAAATTCGTGAACTATGTAGGTTCAGAAGTCGCCGCAGAAATTAAAAACCGTCGTCGTGAGCAATGGATTGGTACGCCAGATAACATTATTGGCAATGAGCAGATGTGGCGTAATCCAGAGCTTCAAAATGGCATCTTGATTGCTAAAGTCGATCCTAAAACGAATCAAATGCCGCAAAAACTCCCACCATGGGAGCTTTCACAGTCTTTATTGCTTCAATTCCAGCGTGGTAGCCAAGATATTAGAGAAATTTTGGGCTTCTCGGAGAATGAAGCGCTACAAGGGAAAGACATATCAGGCAAAGCACGCCGTGAACGGAAGATGGAAGGCTCAATGTCAGCCTATGTGTTCTTTGATAACCTGAACCAAGCTATTGAGCAAGGTGGCAGAGTTGTATTAGACCTATTGCCAGTCATAGCAGGTGATGATGAACGACACATGATCGTCAATAAACCTGATGGTCGAAGTGAATCTATTATCCTTAATCAAAAACCCAAGGAAGGATCAGGGGATGATATACAAAACACATTAGAGCATGGTGATTATGATATTGAGATTGATACGGGTCCGTCATTTGCCGTACAAAAAGACATTGCATTGGAGTTCTTCCAACAAACTATTGCAGCTAACCCACAAGTGTTTCCTCTCATTGCAGACCTATGGGCTAAGAACCTTGATATTCAATTCATGCCTCAAGTGGCAGAGCGGCTTAAAAATCTTGTTCCTCCTCAGATTATTGCTAAGGAAGAAGGGAAGGAATTACCTCCTCAACCGCCATCTCCACAAGAGCAAATGATGCAGGCTGAAATGCAAGCCAAGCAGCAAGAAATACAAATCAATGAACAGAAGATGAAAGTAGAAGAGGCTCAACTTGCAGAGCGTGCAGAGGAGTTGAGGATCAGGAAAAATAAACATCTACTTGAACAGGCTGAAATGATTCTGAAAGCACAAGAGATGAAATCAAAACGTAGTTTAGAGCAACAGAAGCTGAATCTGGAGCATAGGAAAGTATCGCATCAGGATGACAAGGCTGATATGGACTTTTCAGCGAAACTTGCTGATGTATTAGCAGGATTACATAAACACGAAAATCCACAACAGACAGATAGTGATAAAAATAATATCTAAATCCTATTAGTGGTGATGTTTAATTAAATATTAAGCATAAAATTGAAAATAACGAGAGAAGGATTCTCTCCGGGTTTACAAGCCGCCGTAGAGCTTTGGGCAGTCAATGCCAGTATGGAGTAATGATCATGGAAGATACTCAAGACAATTTGAGTCAAGAGAACAGTAATGCAGAGGATGAAACACAGCAAGAAGGGAATGCCGAAGGCATGGAAGAGCAGGATGGCTCTAACTCGCCAGAAAATGCATCAAAGGATGACCCTTATAGTGTAAAGAAACGACTAGGGATGCAGGCAAAGAGACACCAAAGGGAAATGCGCGCAATGCAAGAGCAAATGGCTCACATGCACGCAAGATTGGGTCAACCAAACGCTGACACTCATGCTGGCAATGCTGCACCTTACAGTTCGCCGGGGCAACCAAATCCCCCAAGCGGAAGTGAGGAAGAAAGGATACAGAGAGCTGTACGCTATGCGTTAGAGGCAAAGAATGCCGAAGAGCGCAAAGCTAAGGATGCAGAACGTCAGGCTCATGTTCAAAAGCAATATCAGCGATTGGACAGTGAATTTGATAAGGCATCAGATAAGTACGAGGACTTTGACGACGTAGTAAGAGGACACGATGTGCCTTTTTCTACAGCAATAAGGGATGCATTGCTGTTCGTCGATAATCCTGCCGAAGTAGCCTATAAACTTGGTAAAAATCGTCAAGAGTTAAGCCGTATATCAGAACTTCATCCTTTAGATCAAGCACGTGAAATAACGAAGCTGTCATTTGCTCTGATGGGTGGTAATGGTAAACAAAACTCTACTTCTAACGGAAGTGGGTCAAAACCCATGAACCAGATCAAAACAAATCCAGCCAATTATTCAGGTGCCATTACGGATAAAACACCTGCCTCGACTATTCGAGCGCGGATGAAGGCTGGCACATGGAAGTAACCAAAAGTTGACAATGTTGACTCATAAAGTTGACAAAGTTGACCGCTAAGGTTGTCAATCCGAGTGCCATTAAAGGACTTAATGGAGACTGGCTACGATGGCTAACCAATTTATTACAACTGACCTCGTCAGTAATACCGCGCTTGCAATGTTTGCAAATAACGCGCCTTTTGTTATGACCGCATCACGTATTTATCAGGATGATTTCGTATCTTCTGGTTATAAAATAGGTGATACACTTCAA